CCTTCGCTGTAGGAGTCAGCGAGGTTGGCCCAGTAGGCCACCGCACCGAGGTGCCAGTGCCAGTTGAGCGGAACGATGCGGCGGCCAGGCCACCCAGTTGTTCCTGTACCTTCGCCTCCGAATCCCGATCCTCGATGGCTCCCTCTGATGCTGATAGAGCCGCCCCTTCCTGCTGAAGGGGTCGGGATCCAGTTCTCCTCGGAGTACATCTCCTCGCCGTCCTCGTCAGTGGTCGTGAATCCCCTGGCCTTCACCTCGGCGGCGGTCCGGGCGATGAGGCGGCAGAGGGTGGCCTCGTCCCAGCCCGTCGCCATCGCAACGGCGCCCACTCCCACATTGTCAATCACCACATCGTTGGTCAGGACTGCCAGTGCGAAGTCCAGCCTGTTCATTTTATTGGCCATGGTGGCCTCCTTCTTCTCCAAGGTTGTCTGCCTCGTCAGGCCCACGGAAACACCCGTGGACGACGACCCTCCAGTGGGGCCGTTTCGGCTAGGAGCGCAAGTCGCCAGGGTAGTCAGCGAGACAGGCATCGTAGACCCTGTCTCGCTGGGCCTCGGTCAGCAGGTCGCTGTACACCCCGCACAGGTTGCCGAGGTGCTCCTGGGCGTTCCAGAAGGCGGCCCGCTGAGTGTGGTCATGCTGCGTCCTCTTATTGGCGTTGGCGAGCAGGCGCTCCACCTGTCGCAGGGGGCCTCTGATAGCCGCCGGGAGGTTTGCCGGGTTGCTCATGAGCGCCTCCCTTCGACGGTCAACTCGAAGCACCCGGTGTAGGCGAGGTAGTGCTCCTGGATGTAGTGGGCGTTGAGAGTGGCGAGACCGTGCAGGCGCTTCCGGCGGGTGGCCCTTGCCGTGTGCCAGGTCTCCGGGTCGATCTTCTCCATGGCCGCAGTGAAAGCGGCGGAGGGAGTGGGCCAGCAGTCAGACTTGAGCAGCAGGTCCAGCAGTTCGTTCTGGATGGTCAGGAAGGTGGCGTCACGCTCCTCGATCCTGCGCAGCGAACTGTAGGTCCGGGTGGCGGCGGGGAGAGCCTCCAGGATTGCCGCCTCCAGGATCAGAGCCTCGTCCACTGGGTTCTTCTCGGTCTCGTTCATGCTGTCTCCTTCGGTTCGGAGGGAGGCGAAAGTGCCACCCTCAACATACCTCTAGTAGAATGGCATAGTTTCGTCCCGTCAACCTATGTGGGCAAAGTTCTTACCAACTTCTTTACCAAACACCTACAGGAGGGCAGGAGAGCGGTGGTACTGTGGTAATAAAATGTTGGAGAATCTTCAGGGAGGCGGGCTTTCAGTAGTACGGTGCTCGCCGGGCCGGGACGGGAGCAGGGCTCCGGGGGCAGGCTGGCAGGTCAGCAGGCAGGGACCGGGTTGTGTCGTCTGGGCCTCCACCGTCTCCCGCCCGTGGGCCGCTGGTCGGGGCGCCGGGTAAGAGGTCGGGGCGTGCTGGCTGGTCGGGCTGGGTGGGCTGGTCGGGTGGCGCTGGGTCGGTGGATCAGCGGTCGGATAAGAGTGACCTCGATCCCCACTCGTTCCCCCCCCGTGCGTGTCGTGCGAGCGGGCGTGCGTGCGGGTGAATCGGAGGGGGCGGGGGCCGGATCCTGGGGGCTCGGATAAGACCGACCTCGACCCGGGCGAAGGGGGGGGCGGGCCCCCGGCGGGGCCGTTTCGACGGCAGGTATTATATCCCCTTTGCCGAAATCTGAGCGTGTGTTATTGGGTAGTGCTTTGAGGGGGTAGTAGTGGCCGAGGAGGGCTGTGGGCGGACGCCCCGCTTGCCGCGTTGTTGCCCCCCTCGACCTTGAGGTTCGGAGAAGTTTGTGTATGGCCAGGCAGGTACTTATCCCGGGCTGGTACATAAGGTATCTCGTGCAGGTGCTCTAGTATCCCTCGTCTAACTTTCTCGGCAGTTCTTATGCAGGCTTTGGAGGCACGAGCGAAGTCTTCCTTGCAAACGCTTCTCTGGCGGACCTTGCCCAATAAATAAACAACTTCCTCTAGAGTGAGCAGGGAGGGATCGTACTGAACGCCTAAATAGGAGGGAGGGGGTTCTTTTCTTGGGATCTCTCCCCCTTAGGTCTAGATGGGCTATCAGTTCAGCCCGCTAGATTGGTAGATAGGAGCACTAATCAAAACCCCCCCTACCCCCCCTTCGATTTGAAGGAGGTTGTGCGTGTGGTAGGAACCTGACCTAGTTAGCCCACTGGGCCTAGTTCCTGTCGCACTGGTAGGGGGGAGAAGAAGAAAAGCCAGCCCACTGAGTTGGTGAGTAGTCGCTCTCGTCGCCGAAGACCCCAAACTTGACGACCAGCCCGTGCTTCCTTCGTTTGGGGAAGCCAGGGCTGAACGCTGGACAGCCTACCCCGGGCCTCTTATGGTGTCAATATGAAAAAGAAAGACCCTGAGTCCGTACCCAACATCCCCACTATAACCGCTGGCCGCTCTGACAAGGTGGGTCAATATCTTGTGCGTGAACTTCTCAAGGACCGAATGGAGAAGAACATAGAGAAGGGAATGACCTTCAAGGACGCGGCGGAGAGTGCTGGCATTCCGTATGAGGTGGCTATATCGAGGGCCACCACGGACCCGGAGTTCCAGCGTTGGCTGGCTGCTGCGCCGGACAAGGGCCAGGAGGAGATCAATGGGGGGCTGAAGACTGGGCTCCAGATCAAGGGTGAGTTCATGAACAGGTTGGCCAAGGTGGGCCTGTTTGACAAGATTGCCCAGATGGCTGAGGACGCCGACCCCTCTACTCCCGAGGGCCAGCAAATGCTAGGCTTCTTCATGAGGTATGTGGTTAAGGACATCCTTCCGAAGGAGAGCGCTGCGAAGGTGGAGCAGACGACGACGGTGGAGCATTCTGATATGACTGACGAGCAACTGCTCTTGCAACTGGAGGCGAGGCGGGCCAAGCGACTGGCCCTCCAGCAGCGTGCTCGTGAGATCGAACACGGTGAAGAGGGGGACGCAGTTGGCCATTAGCGACGACGAGCGTGACCGCCTCATGGGGGAACTGGCCCTGGAAGAGGAACTGGTAAGAAGACTCGACGGTAACCCCCTTGCTCAGTTGAAGCCTAATCCTCGCCAGTGGGATTTTCTGAACTCAGCCACCCACGAGACCATGTTCAGCGGCCTCAATCAGGCTGGTAAGAGCACGGCCCTCTGCCTGAAGGCTGCCTACCACCTCACCGGGATCTATCCCAAGGAATACACGGGCCCAAGGTTTGACGGCCCGATCAACTCAGCCATTGGTGGGGAGACTGCCCAGTCCACCCGAGACCTCTTATGTGACCGTTTGTTGGGCACTCTGGGTGAACGGGGCACGGGCTACATTCCGAGTGAGTGCGTGGACGAGGCGAAGATAACAAGGCTCACTGGCGGCATTCCAAACCAGATCGACTTCTTCCAGATCAAGCACCACGATAAGAACGGGGCCTTTGACGGCTGGAGCAAGTGCTATGTGTTCTCCTATTCGAGTGGGTGGCAGCGCCTTCAGGGCTACACGCTCCACTGGATAGGGTGTGACGAGGAGCCGAAGTTCGACATTTACGACGAGTTCAGTGCGAGGCTCAACGCAACCAACGGCTACATGGACATGGCCCTAACCCCGCTCCAGGGCGAAACCCCCCTCTATCTGCTCTTTGAGGAGGATAAGAGTGGCGTGCGGGTCATGATTAACTACGACATCATGGACACCGACCACATGACGGACGACGACCGCACCCGTCTGATTGGCAAGTATGAGAACCACCCACTGGCCGAGGCCCGCCTCCATGGCCGTCCAGTAAGAGGGGAGGGGCTTGTCTACACCACCCCTGACCACATATTGGAGATAGAGGACTTTCTCATTCCGGAGCACTGGAAAGAGATCATTGGCCTGGACTTCCCCCACGGCACGGGCGTGTTTGCTGCGGTGAAGATGGCCTACAACCCTGACGACGATGTGCTCTATCTGGTGAGTGAGTACAAGGACGAGGGCAGGGAGAGCGTGGTCTATGCTGACCGGGTGCGCCTCATGGGGGGTGGCACTTGCCCGGTGGCTTGGCCCCACGACGGCGCCCGCACATTCACTGACGGCTCCACCATAGCGAAGAAGTATAAGGGGTACGGGCTTGCAATGTTGCCCGGTCCCGCCCATTTTGTTACGCTAGAAGGTAAGAAGACTTTCGCCATTATGAGCGCGGTGGAGGAGGTGGTGGACCGAATGCAGACGGGCAGGTTCCGTGTGTTCAAGTCATCGTGTCATAAGTGGTTCCGGGAAAAGCGCCGCTACAAGCACGACGCTGGCAGGATTGCGTCAAAGCAGGACGATCACCTCATAGACGCCATGCACAAGGCGATCATGATGTTGAGGGAGGCTAGGCCCTCCAATGAAACAAAAGAAATGATAGCCCCGCGAATGCCGGAGCATGACTTCTTCGGCGGATAAGAGGAGGCCCAGTGCCTAAGGATCTTGATGAACTGATTGACCGCCTGGAGTACATGAAGGGCTTGAGGTACAACGACGAGCAGACTTGGCAAGAGATCAGCGACCTCATGATGCCTTTCCGTGGGGATATCACCACCACCAAGAGCACTGGCAGCCGGAGGGTTTCCCCGGTATTTGACAGCACGGCCATGCAGGCCGCTGACACCTTCGTCAACTTTATCAAGGGCGCAGTGATCCCCGGCAACCTGGACTGGCTCAAACTGGAGGCATCGGCCCCATTCACTGACGACCTGAAGGTGCAAGAGGCTCTAGACCTCACCTCCACCAAGATCCTGGAGGCCCTCTCGGGCTCCAACTTCTATATGCAGGCCACGGCCTTCCTGCGGGACTTTGCCGTGCTTGGCAATGGGACCATGTTCGTGCACGAGCGTCCCCCCAAACTGAACCGCTCTGGCTCCACCTTTGGTGGCCTCAGTTTCGAGGCTGTCCCGGTGAGCAGAATGTGGTGGTCTACGGGAGCGGAGCAGGCCCCGACTATCATGGCGAGGGTGTTTGAACTACCAGCCCTTGACGCTTTCAAGTTCTTTGATGGCAAGCCGGGCGCTGCCTGCATGGAGATGCTTGAGAGAGATCGAATGGGCACGGTGGAGTATTTCCACTTCTGTTACGAGAGCGAGGACAAGGTTCCTGGCGGCATTTCGTCGGCCACGGAGAAGCCTTGGGTGAGCCAGTTCCTGTCCCTGGGGGCCAGACCGGAGATCGTTCGAGAGGGTGGGTTTGAGTTCTGCCCCTACATAATCAGCCGCTGGATGGTGGTTGACGGCGAGACCTATGGGCGAGGAAGAGGGCACTTGGCCCGGCCAGACACAAAGGGCGTGAATGAGTTGCGCAGGCAGATCCTCATTGCTGCTGGTAAAGACCTGAATCCCCCATTGATGGTGGAGCATGACACGATGGTCACCCTCGACTTCTCGCCCAACGGGATCATGGTGACCCGTCCCCCCATAAAAATGAACCCCACCTACCTGAAGAGTGATTCCAAGTACGAGGTGGCTGACGGGATTGCGAGGCTAGACCGTGACCAGATTGGTCGAGCCTTCATGAGCGAGGTGTTTGACGAGCCTGAGACCCAGCCCCGTAGTGCTGAGGAGAGCAGGCTCCGCCAGAGCAGGATGCTCCAGAAAATGGCAAGCCCAGCGGAAGTGATGAGCCATGAGTTCCTCACCCCTCTTGTTGACGCCGTGGTGGAGTTAATGAGCAGGAATGGCGCCCTACCGGAACTGCAAGAGATCGTGGAGGGGGGCGTGGATGTGAACATCCACTACCAGAGCCCCGTCTTCACTGCGCAGAAAGCGAGCGGCGGGAGCAAGGTTCAGGCTTTCCTGGAGAGACGACTCATGTTATTCCAGGCCACCCAAGACCCCGCTTGGCTGGACGATATAGACTACGACGCCATAACAGCCTACGATGCAAGGACCGCCGATGTGCCAGCGGAGATATTCCGCACACAGGAAGAGGTGGCAATGCGGAGGGAGGCCCGTGCGCAGGCGCAGGCCCAACAAATGATGATGGAACAAGCACAACAAGCGGCACAGATTGCTGCCGCGCAAGGAGGAGGCCCAGAGGGGATGGCGCCGGAGCCAGCCCTTCCAGGCATGACGGAAGGACCACCGATTGGGTAACCCAGAGGAGATGAATAAGATTAATGACTCCATGTACACCGTGGAGGATAAGACCATGCTTATTGATGTGTGTAGTTTGTTCGAGAGCGATCTCGGTAAGAGGGTGCTGGGGTACATGGAAACGCTGAGTGGGGCCATGCACTCCCTTGAGCCGGAAGAGGTGGAGGCCCGTGAAACTGGCAAGAGTGTGCCCATCTGCCCGATAGGAATGAGCAAGCGGAACGGCCAGAGGGCCTTCTACTGGCGTATTATTGCAATGGTTGGCGAGGGTGACCGACTCCGAGGGGGGGCTGAATGAGCGACCTGAATGAAACTTTACCAGACGACTTCGAGGGCCGGGCAGGCTTGGCGGAGAAGTTTGGCACCGTTGCAGACCTAGCAACCTCTTATCAAGCCCTCCAGGGGCAGATGGGCGGAAGTGCCAGGGTTCCAGGCGAGGACGCCTCCCCTGAGGATTGGCGCTCCTTCTACACCAAGATGGGCGCCCCGGTTAGCGTTGAGGGCTATGGGGTGCCAGAGGACATGGACGCTGGAACCAAGTCCCAGTTGGTTGGCCTCAGACAGCAGGCCCTGGATTCCGGGCTCACCTCAAAGCAGTGGGATAGCCTGATTGGAACAGTGGCCACTGGTGCGGCCTCCCAGATGGAGAGCCACCAAGCCCTCCTTGAAGCCACCAAGGAGGAGTGGGCCACCCAGGCCAGGAAGAAGTACGGCGACCAGTTCGATTCAAAACTGGCCATGGCGGAACGAACCTATCGTCACATTGTTGGCGACGACGCAGAGGTGGGCGCTCTCCTGGAGAGCACTGGGCTCAATAAGAACCCTAGATTACTGGACCTATTTATGAAGGTTGGAGAACAAATGGCAGACGATACGATTCCAGCCGACGCTGGTGGAGCCCCTCAGGGCAATGCGAACTCTCTGGCCATGCGGGCCAGGAAACTACTCAAGGAGGGTGCAGTTAACAATCCGCGCCACCCTGACTACGAGGAAGCCTACCAGGAGTACATGAGAATCCAGTCCAATCTCATGGAGCAGGGCTTTGCCGGGATAACAGATCCCCGCCTCAAAGAAACCCAGGAGTTCCCCCTTTACGAAGATGTGTAAGACCTGATAGAGTGAACCTGTTCGATAACCCTAAGGGCCGGGCTGACCGCAGGAAAGACTGCCGAAGGGGCTCGCGTGTGAGCCAAGGGAAGCCCGGTGTCGGACAACTTCTCGTAGTTTGATAAAACAATAAACTACGCAAGGAATCTGCCACCATGGCTATTACCAACTCACTGACTGATCTTGGTAATCTGACGGGCAACGCCGGAACCGCTGGTGCCGACTATAAGGTTTCAAACCTTTATAAGCAGGCATACAGTGACGCGGTGCGCCTCCAGATCCAGCAGTTCGATTCTCTGCTCTCCGACACTCTCCAACGCGAGAGCATCGAGGGCGAGGTCAAATCATTCGACCGACTCGACAAGAAGAGCACTGACGATCTCCTCACCCGTACCCGCAGTGGCCTCTACGGCATCGCCAATGGCGTTGCTGGCGGGACCACCCTCGCTGCTGACGCAGTGTATGGGGCGAGCGACACCCAGCGCCGCATGATCGAGCCTCAATGGTTCGAGTATGCGGAACTCTTCGATCCTCGTGACTCTCAAGGGCTGATGAAGGCCGTGCGGCCCGATTCGCAGTACCTCCGCAACCTCGCAGCCATCTTCAACCGGAAGAAGGATCTGATCATCCTGGACGCCCTTTCCAAGGCCGTGCTGGTTCAACAGCGCACCGGGCAAGGCGTGACGGTGAACAAGACCGTTGGCTACACGGGCGACCACACCTGGACCGATGGCGTGGTGGATGCCTCGAACGGCGGCGCTGCGCTACATGACGCCTACGAGGGCATGGAGATTGGGTGCGGCCTCTCGTCAACCGCTCGCACCAATACTGAGCCACTCGTCAAAACGGTCACCTCTCCGGCCGTGCCATGGACAGACGCCGATATCTTGGTCAATAATACTGCGGTCACAGCCTCCGATGTGGTGGATGCTGCCGATGCTGCCACTGCCACCTACACCACCACCGGAGTGACCGCGTTCAATGTCGAGAAGTTGATCCGTGCGCGTCAGAAACTCGATGCCAACAACGCCCTGATGCCGGGAACTCGCTACATCTGCGTGCTTCACCCGGACCAGTTCTACAGCCTTCTATCGGACAAAGACGACACCCGCTTGACCAGCATTGACTTCAATGACGGCAAGCCGCTCACCAGTGGCGAAGTGTTCAGGTACATGGGCTTCGAGTTCCGTATCACGAACATTCTTCCACAGGCGTCGTTCAGGCTCGGGACGGACGCGCTTGATGACCCAGTCTCGGCGGACATTCAGGGGCCAGGGGCCGACTACAAGATCGATCAGGGTGGGTCTCCGGTTCGCTACGCCTACTTCTACACGGAGCAGTGCGGCATCTTCGGCATGAACGCTGATATGTCGATCCGGTTCGACGAGATTCCCGAGCGTGGGTATGCCCTTCAAATGTGGCACCAGATCGGGATGAACGCGATCCGCATGGACGGTGATTGCATTGTTCGTGTTGGGTCGGTTGACGAGCCAGCATAGGTAGTGGGGGTCTGCTGTGGTAGGGAAGATGAACTTGATTAGCGCAGAGACACTGACTCGGTTCACCGGGTCATCGCCTGCGGCATTCGGGTCCGTCTGGGTAAACCTACTCACAGCAGGCCCCGCCACCGATGGCCCCGCAACGGGGTCGGTTTCGGACGACGGAACGGAATGGGGCGAGGCGCGAGTCGCGGTGGCGACCGCCGGGTGGACCTCGCCAGTGGTCGTTCCAGGAAACCCGAACGCGGTGCAGATTACCAACGCCAGCACGATCACCTGGGGCGACCTCGACCTGGGGGGGGTGACCTCGGCCTCTGTCACGCACATAGGGGTGTGGGGTTCCGAGACCGGCACGGACCTGCTCTACTGGGACGAGTTGGAAGTTGCTCGCACTGTGAACAACGGCGACACCTTCCAGTTGGGGGTGGGCAAACTAAGGATTCGGGAGGACTGATGGAATGACCGACGCAAGTGCCGGAGCCAGCGCCAATGCTTTCGTTGAGCGAGGCGCGGCAGCGGAGACTACCATGAAGGAACGCGGCTACCTGACATACGAGGTGGTCGGTCCTGATGGCAAGGTGAAGCAGACCGCAACGAGCGAGAACGCCCTCACCACCGTGGGCGCCGGGTACATCCTGGGTCTCGTCAGCCCATCCTCCCCCGGCACCCATGACGCCACGCTATGGCTAGGACTCATCGCCACCGACACACCCACCCTCGATGTGGCAGACACAATGGGCAGCCACGCCGGGTGGGTAGAGGAGGACGACTCCACCTATGAGAGGAAGGCGTGGGCAGCGGGAGCGGCTGCCGCAGGCCCGCCAGCCTCCCTGTCTGCCGAGTGCTCCTTCACAGAGAACACCGCCACAATGGTGGTCTATGGGGCCTTCTTGAACACTGACGAGATAGCCGCCGCCGGAACCCTAATCGCGACTACGGCGCTGTCGGGCGGCGGCAGCCTGTCGGTAACATCCGCGGATACATTGAACATAACTTTCAAACTCACACTGGCCTAAAGGAGGGCAGATGATCGGTAACACAGGGGCCAGTGATAAGGCCAAGATCGAAGTGATAAGAGGCACGCCCCCTCCAGTGGGAATGGTTGGGGTGAGCGGCGAGTTCCACATCACCGCACACCACCAAAACGGCGAGGAGTTCTACTGCCACACGGCAAAGAACGCCACGACGACGGAGTGGCTCACGGAAATGTTGGAGATATTTGGTGGCCCGAACGCGAACCTGGGCACAGACCACACTGGCGGCGTGGCCAGTAATGGTGTCATCCAGTCCTTCATCGGAACTGATGCCACATACGGCACGCCCACTGGCAGCGCGTACCAGTACCTGATTGGGCTTGGCACTGCGGCTGACCCCAACAATCTCACTGACGGACTCGTTGATACCCACAAAACATACGCGAACATCGCCGACACCGCTGCTTTCTCCGAGGTGGCCGCCAGCGCGACGGGCATCTCAAGTTACACGAGGCAGGAGTTCAGTATCGGAGACGGCATCACGCACGCCACTGCTGATCCCGCTGCATCGGTGACCAATGGCGGTGGTGGAACCCGCGCCACTTGGACTCGTGCCGCCAGTGACACGGGCACGCTCTCGATTACTTGCGTGATGATGGTGTTCTCCCACAGTAATGTCAGCGACGACGCGACTGTGGGGGCCGCGCAGGTGAGTGGGTCGCTCAACAGGCTGATCTGCTGTGCAGACATCGCAGCCACACCCGTGGACCTGCTTGCCAGCGACACCATCAATGTGCAGTACACATACACACTGACTGCGGCTCTCTGATGCCTAAACCGAAGAAGCCGAAGAAGAAGCCCAAGAAGGCGGGCGGAAAGCCGAAACGAAGCGCGGGACCGAAGCACTACTAAGAAGACACACCTCCTCAGTGGGGGATGGGGGGCCAAGGTAGTTCTCCATCCCCCTATTTTTTGGAGGCCCGATTGCTGAAACTGTTTCCCGCCTCCAGCCCGAATCCCGTGGTCCCGGTGGCCTACCCGTCTGATCTAGATGTGAAGGCCGGGATAATCGACGGCACCTACACTCTTGCTTATCAAGACTCTGATGATAACTGGTATTTAATCACAGAAGCCTATGATTACTTCGAGGATGCTGAAGCCGGGTATATTAGTTTCCGCTGGCTCGATACGACCATCGTTACTGAAATAAAAATCTGCTGTAGGGCGGTGGTCAAGGCTTCCGGAGTCCCGGAGTTAGCGAGGGAAATCAAGGGTCATGGTCCAGGAACCTACGGCTCAGGCGATGTTTCCGAATCTCTGAATAACGGCTACACCTTACGGACTGTCTCATGACATTTTCTATTGGCGACAGGATCGTCGATTCTACTAGAACTGCAATCACTGGAGTTGCCAACGGAGCATCGTACACGCTAGGGGCAAGCGAAGAAGTCATCATCTATTGTCACGCAGCGGCTGATGACAGCAACCGTTTCGATCCAGGCGACCCCGTTGAGATTTACTACAGAGAAAAGACTGCTTCGCCCGGTTCCTTTGCCCTTGTTCCAGTGGGTGCCACCACAGGCGCCCCCTACCTCGCCGCCAGCAGTACCTCCTTCCCCCACAATCTCGTTAATGACGACACAGTCACCTCCGGTGAGGCCAAAGTATCGACCGCCACCGGGAAGTCCTTTGTTGAGATCATGAAAGAGTACGCTACTAGCAACTCTCTCAACTTCGACAATAATGCCCGTGACGATTACACGGAAATGCAAGCGGCTTTAAACTTCGACCGATGTAGTGCTGGGACCACTTGGGAGTTCCAGACGAGATGGACGGAGAAAGACGGAACCGTTGTCAGCCTGGACAGTGCTTCATCAGTAACAAAACCTTCTGCGGCCACCACCCACTCTTCCACGGCCTCCGACAGCGCAACGGCCTCGGACACGGTGGCAGCGGAACGCCCCGCAGCCACGAAGGGCGCAGCGGCCTCCGACAGCGCAACGGCCTCCGACGCGGCAGTGGCCGAACGCCAGGGGGTCACTAAAGAGGCCACAGCCTCAGATAGCGCCACCTCTTCAGACTCGGTAGTAGCGGAACGCCCGGCAGCAACCAAGGCCGCCGCCGCCGCTGACTCAGCCACAGCCTCCGACGCGGCGGTGGCCGAGCGGCCAGCGGTCACTAAAGAGGCCACCGCTTCAGACAGCGCCACTGCAAGCGACAGCGCAACTGCGGAGCGCCCGGCAGCAACCAAGAGCGCCACAGCCAGCGATAGCGCCACGGTATCTGACGCAGCAGTAGCCGAACGCCCAGCCGCCACTAAAGAGGCCACGGCTTCCGACAGTGCCACAGCAAGTGACGCAGCCT